CTTCGGCGTTTTGATCCCAAGCATTGTCAGTAATTAGTGAATATTCATTTGATAAGAAACCAGAACTAGTTGAAGTAACTCCCAATGGTTCTCCTAAACCGAAAATATATTCGGAATTATTGGCAAGATACTTTCTCCAATAAGATGGCGAACCAGCTGAAAACTCTGCATCCTTTGCTTTTGAAAGACTTAGATGTTTTTCAAGAATTGTTCCTGCATTTCCTGTAACAGATCCTTTTGCATCAATAACTAATATATGAACTTCATCAAATTTAGATCCTCTTGCTGCGGCAAAAGATGATGTTCCAGGTCTTGGTGCAACACTACTCCAATCAATAGTTAAAGAACTTGTTACACCAACTTTTTGAGAATTGAACCAATCTATTGCTGATGTAGCAGATTGTGCAGATCCTGTTGGTGAATCTCCATTTTCTTTTGTGTTATCTAAGAAATATAAAGTATCTGCTTTGAAAGCATAATTGCTAGATTCTTGATACTCTACTGAAGTTTCTGTTCCTGCTGATGATACCTTTGAAAGAACTTTAACGGAAATTTGACTTGTTCCTAATCCAACGGAAGCTCCAATACCAGTTATGATACCTTTTAAATATCCGTCTAATACTGTAGTTGTTCCTACACCGGCAGATACTTTACCTGACAGATCTTGAGTAACTCCATACCCAACTACAATATTATTTGCTGATGTATCAATTCCGGTTAAAATTTGATCGGCAAAATTGTCAATAATACAAACTCTTAAATCATTTCCCCAGGTTCCTGGATTTCTTGCTGCTACAAATCTACCTGAGAGAGTATTTTCGTCATATCCTAGATCATTATAATGATCTAAACTATCAATTTTTACTTCAGTTCCTTCTGCTACTGAATTTTTTAACTTAGTATCATTTGCTCTTACGACCCTTAAATTTCCTCCATAAGAGAGATAAGAAGATGCTGTAAACCAATATTCATACTGCTTATTAGTTGAAGATGGTTGACCAAAAGTATTTAAAAGATCACTTTCATTTTCAATCAAAATTGGAACGTTGACCGGTCCCTGAGAGAAAGGTGCTACAAGTGCTCCGGTTCTATTTTGTGCAGGAGCAGTTCTTCCGGTTGTTAAATCAATTTCCCTTACTACAATACCAGGAGATGCTAAATTTAATGGCATCTTAACTTCCCTCGCAATCCAAATTTATCTAAAAGTATTTATTATTTCCTCTATTTACATATATTCCCACATAAAAGATCTATCTCCATATTCATCTGTATACCACCGATCACCCTGATTATCTACAAATTCTTCCACATTATCGAATCCATCAGATATAAATCCAAATGGCGCCATATCCTGTTCTATTTGATTTCTTTGCTCTTCATATATTCTTTTACGAATATCATTATCTGTCATTTCTTTAAAATAATCTTGAGCAACTAACCAAGAGAATATAACTAAACACATCGCCAAATCGTCATTACAACCCTCTTCCGCTTCAAATGTATTATGTTTTTGAGAAAATGTAGTTAATTCATTAATAATTTCATAGTCAACTGTCAATAATTTATCATCTTCTAAAAATGTTTTAAGATTAGAGCAACCCAACTTCTTAACTGCAGATGTCATTCGAACACCAAGTTGAGATTTTTTTCCACTAAATCCTGTTCCCACAATCTGTCCTGCCCGACCTCTCATTGATGCCATGAGAAGATTATCATATTCCAAATCATAATGTAAAATACTTGCAACCTGATCACCAATGTCATTAACTTCTATTAGTAACCAGGCATCATTATACGCTTTTCCAACTTCTTCAATAATGTTTGGAAAGAGCATTGGTTTGATTTCATTATTTCTGTACTTTGCAACGACCTTGTACGGGAATTGTGTGATATCAAACACGATAAAAGCAGAATAGTCGTTCCCCAAACCGCGAGCAACGTCAACAGTAATGAGATAATTATTTTCTGGTTTTGTATTTTCATAAATGTCAAGTCCTGCATTTCTTTTTATGGGATTTTCATAAACAAGATTTTTAAGTTTTGCTGGATTAATAAGAGTATTGACAGAACCTAAAAATTCGCATTCAAACTCAACTTTAAATTGCTGTTCAGAAGTATTTGCAATTGTTTGCTCTTTCCATTTTGTATCTCTACCCGGAACTTCTGACCAATGAACTTCTGTTGGTATATATTCATTTTTACCTCTTTCCGCATCGTGCCACATGCGGTAGAAGTGATTCATACCACGAGGGGTAGAAACGATAATTACCTTCGTGCTCGATCCAGAAGAAATAGTAGGATAAACAGAGGCAAAGAAGTCATCAGCAATGTGATTCGGGATGAATGCGAACTCATCAAGAAAGATGACATTATAGGATCCGCCTCGGACAGCAGATGAAGAAGTAGAGTTAGACGAAATTTTGGACCCATTTTCTAATTCCAGACTACCTTTGTTCCATGATACAATACCTTGTTGCATCCACCTAGGCAAGTTTTCATATGCAGTTTGTAATCTTCCAAGAAGGTCTCTAGCAGTTGATGCTTTGTTTGCTAGGATAGCAATGTTTACATTATCATTAAATACTGCATAATGAAGCAGATAAGATACGCACGTAGTAGATTTGCCCGTCTGACGTGGCATCTTACAAATATTGAATCTGTTATCGTGGAAGTTTTGAATTAACTTCTCTTGAAACGGATACATATCGAAAGGCACAAGACCTTCATCAAGAGAAACAATTTTTATATATTTCCTTGCAAAATATACGGGATCTTCTTTACATTTGAGGAACTCAATAATTTGTTCCTCTGTAAACTCAATTTGTGTATTTGCTTTTTTTAGATTAGGATTACCAAGATATACTTCACTCATAAAAAATTACCTTTGTTCAATCCAGTTTAATACTGCGAGTGCTGCTTTGTTAGTATTAGGTGAAGCACATGCTAAAGTGTATATATCACTAATCGTTCCAATACCACTTCTACCAATCTGTAGTCCTGCCTTATCATCAACCTCTACAAGAGAAGAACCACCAGAAATCGTAAATCCACTCAGGATAATATTTCCACCAGTTATAGCAGTAGCACTTGTGTCGTATTGGATAAAGGAGTTTGGATCTGGATGATCTGTCCAACTTGCACCAGTTAATGTTGGGTTCTCAATCAATCTCCAATAGACATTAGTATTATCATTCGTTGCTGTTTGTAGAGATCTTAACAAAGCAACAGCAGCCAATGAACCAGATTTTAATCTGAGACTTACGACTGGATAAAATGTATTTGCATCTGCCAGTGTAGTGCCAGTAATCGGATTAGCAACACTTTCAAGAATACCAAGTTTCTCTGGTTCACCTTCCTGAATCAGAGAATTGGAACCCTGATACAGGTAATGAGTTCCTGCAACACCAGTTACATTTTCAATTTCAACACGAATGGGTAAGAATGGAGTAGAACACCAAACATTATCCAAAGTATTTGAGTTCTCAAATGTGTGAGATGCAATTGTCTCATTTTTCATTAACCAGGCAAACTCTACAAGACCAGCACCATACCATTCATAGTTGATGGAAATCATCTGCTGTTTTGTTGCATCAGCAGTTACACCAGTATATCCATTACCATCAAACTTTTCACCATTCCAATTGTCTCTAGTGACTCTGGTTTCTGTAACAATACCTGTTGTATTACTACGAATTACATAAGAATAAGTGCCACCATCATCCTCAAAGTAAGCACCATTATTTTCATCAAACAATCCAAATCTTCTACGAATACCGACCTGTGGAGTATCAAGACGAATTGCAAACGCAAGAGTAGCAGATCTGCCAGGAATGTATCTCATTACATTCTTGGTTTGTCGAATTACTTTACTTCCAGATGCAGAACCAACCTGCATTACTACATTACTGGAATTTGCATTATAAGTAGCAGTTGCACCGACTCCGACTACACTCTCATCCCAGACATCAGATTCCTTTCCATATTGGAAGGTGTTGAAAAATACTGTCTGATATGGAGCAACCTTTAATCTGTTATTATTAGAAAACTGAGGTCTCCAATCTGTTTGGTTCCCCCAATGATCTGCAATATTATATACCTCAAAGAGACTCCTTTCTTGGTTGAGAAAGTCTTGGGTATTTTTATTCCACTGTGCCATCAGTCACTCCAACTTAATCTTTCTGGTTGATATCTTTGTGCATTTTTGATTTTTGAAGGAGAATTTCCTGGATAAATTTGATGAACAATTGCTCCAGGATATTCTCCTTGAATCTGCTCTGCCAATTCATTTCTAGTTAACATTTTTCCTTCTACTTCAAGACGATATAATTTACCCTCCCAAACAACATCGGCAAAGAATGACTCTTGTGCCTGTTCTGGTTGAGAACCTCCTACATTGAGAGTTCCATTGAAATCACCATTAATGGTGATGCTTTCTGAGAGAAATTGTTGAAAACTTTTCATCCTATTTCACCACTTAACTTTGTTTGCCCAGTATGCTGCAGACATTCTGCCTTTAGCAATATTCTTTGCATGTCTAGATTGGAATCTATGTCTCCTGGAAGCATATTCCTTAGATTCTCCTTCTTTTTTTGGAGACCCTTTTACACCTCTTTGCCCAAAACGAATAATCTTTTCTTTTCCACCTTCACATGCTTTTACAACATGAGACTTTCCAGTAAGTGAGTCTCCAACTGCTTGTGCCTTTGGTGAATTACACTTCATTTTGGATTTATCAATTGCTTCATCAAGTTCAAGTTCTGATCTCCAATCAGAAAATTTATTTGCAATCTTAAACATTGGATTAACATGAATATTTTCAACATGCTCTTTCATTTCTCCACTATCAACATAATCAGCAGCCGTATCTAGATAGTCAGATGCCTTTGTAATTTTTGATTGAACCCATGCTTTTAGTTGACCTTCTCCTTTCATCTTTTTACGTAGTCTTTTTGCTGCAGAAACAATTGTGGATAATTCTGAACGAGCCATTGAATACTCATGATCTTGACTTTTTTCTTCGGAAATTTTTTCTACTTCTAAATCTTTTCTCCAATTTGAAAATTGTTCATTATTGCTATTTGAGGATTTCCAACCACCACCTCTTTTTTTGTACCATTTTGCTGCCCAACCGTTAGCATATGCTGATGGATAAACATCAAATTTCGATCTTGCTAATGATTTTGCTCTTGACCATAAAGATGGGTTAGTTGGAACGTTTTTTTCGTAAAGAAATTCTTCACCAATTTTATTTGATACCATTTTTGGAGATCCTCCTTTTCCTGGTCTATCTGCTACTGGATCTTTCTCTCTTTTTCTTCTTACAGCTGCTGCTCTTTCATCTTTAGACATTTTTGCAGCTTTTTCTTTAGATAAGCATTTTGGTTTTGGTTCTCCTGGTTCCCGAGCACATTTTCCAATACGCTCTCCTTTTGCATTATAACGATCCCATCCACCACCACCTACTCCACCCTCTTCACCTTTTCCAAACCACTTTCTAAGATCTTCATTCATTTTTTTCTTTTTTCCTTGGCAATGAGCTCTCTGAGAAAATCCTTTTGGATTATCACAATCAATTGACTTTTTATATTTTTCTGACCAACCCATCGGAAATTATTACTCCTTATTATTTAGAAAACCTTGCTTAAGTAGTTTTGATAGATCTGAAGTTGAACCAACAAAAACTGCATTGTTTGTAACATTGTTTGTGGTTTTTACTGTATTTTCTTCAACGTCTTTAAGTTTTTTTTGAAGATCAACAAGTTTGTCTGTTGTATCAGCAACACTTTTAATCAATTGACCGGCAACTTCATACGCACGAGGACTTCCTCCCTCACCTGCTAATTCCATAATTCCATTAATTGCTTCTTGACCTTTTTCAATTAATGAATATAAATTTGCTCTCGTATACTCATAATCTTTCTGAATATCGTCAGATCTTGCCGGAGAAATATCTAAATGATCTTTTTCTACCTCTACAATATCTCCATCAATATTCAAAGCTTCATTTAAAGGATCATAATTACTCATAACTTTTATACGTCTCTTTGTAATGTTGGACTATAAACTTTAGAGTCATTAAAAAATTCTAAAGTTTCTGTAAATCCAAAATCATCATCAACACCAGCATCAATTGGATCTGGAACTGCAGTATACCTCATCTCTCGTTTTGCAGTTGAAGTATTGGTGTCTAAATGATAATCGACTTGAACTTTACGAATCAATCCATCAGTGCTTTCTGCAACTGGTCCGAACAAGTATGTCTTTGCAGTAAATCTTAAAGTATAAATTAGAGCGCGACGAGTCGAAAAATTTCCTTCATAATTATCTTGAAATGTTACACTATCTAAAACAATCGGAACATCTCTTTTTTCACCTATTGAACTGATTAAATCAACTGTTAAATTGAATGATGGTTGGAAAAATGGTAGTATTTGTTCAACTATTTGTAAAGCATCATCATTCAGTTTTGTAAGAATGCTCAATTCAAATCCAATATTGTAAGGAACCGGCATATAAACTTTTTTTAAATTGTTACCATCAGAGGCTTTAAAAGTTTGTGTAATACCAGATTTTCTTGTTGGATCATAAGCAATAGATGTCATTTCAAATGACATTCTTGGTAAAACTAAAGCAATTGCCCTATCCAATTGGGACTGCTCTTCAATTTTTGCAAGATATTTTTGCATTGGTCCATAACCCAATGGAACTTTAGTTTCAGATAAAGTCGATCCGTCCTTATTCTCATGACGAATAAAAATATTATTGAATAGAGTTCCAAATCCAATAATTGTTTTACGAATAATTTCGTGATAAAAATAAGTTCCTAACATTAGTAATCTCCAAAAGGATTGGATTCTGTAAAATCAAGTATAGAATCAGCCTCCAATTCTATTTCTTCATTTCTATCGTAGGTATCTGCGTGACTACTATCATCATATTCTTCTACAGCGTATCTTGCTGAAGAAATTGATCCTACTATAATCTCTCCAGGTATAAATTTACCACTATTTATTGCAACTCTTAAGTTTGTAGAAGAAAGAACTCCAGGAATACTTGATGCTTCTGTTCTAAAATCTTTAACTCTTGCTATTGTTCCTGATGTTTGACCAGTAACAATTTCATTAAATACGAAAGTTCCAATACCAGTAGTAGATGCTGCAGAAATTGTTACTGAAGGGTTTTCTGTATATCCAATACCAGGATTTATTATGTGTACAGCAACAACGTTTTGGTCACTTCCAAGAGATGCAATTCCAACAGCAGTAACACCAACTGCAAGAGGAAAATATCCTCTACCTGGTTCTAAAATTGTAATATTTGTAATTCCACCACCAACAATTACTGGAAAAAATGATCCGGAAATAGTTGGTGGTTGTGTATTTAAAATGTTTATTTGTGGAGGATCTGTTGCTGCGTATCCAGTTCCACCATTTACAATAGTAAATGATTCTACACCATAATCAATATTAAAATTTGGGGTTACAACTGCACCCGATCCTGGAACTGTTCTCATCTTTAATTAAATAGTTATTGATGTTGTTGAAAGAACTCCAGAATTATCAACTATTATTCTGAAAGTAGTTCCATTTGGAGATGTTAAAACCAGTCCATTCGATGTGTCTATTCCGGCTCTTACATCTCCTCTTACATCTAGTAAAGTTGTTGCTGATGTAGTTCCAATCCCTATAGAATATCCAGTTCCAACAATTACATTCGAAACAACTTCTCCACCAATACTAACATCAGTACTTATAGCGACAGTTGTTGCATTTAGATTTAAATTATTAGGACTTTCAATAGTTGGAGTTCCTGAAGCACCTATCAAATTTATATCTTTTACGCCAAAATTTTTATCTGCCATTTGAGATTTTTTAGATATTTATGATTGTTTAAACGATATGCCAGAAATATTTACTCCACTAATTGAAGGTCTAGTATTATTTGCAAATGGATTATATAAAATTCTTGCTGTAGCTCCTTTCAATCCATAAGTATCTGACCAGTAAGAAACTGAAGTTCCTGCTCCAATTGGATTGACATTTTTATAAGTATCTAGAATAGGATTTCCTGGACCATTTTCTAATAAAACTGATCCATGTTTTAATAACCAATTCCTAGAATCAACTCTAGTAGCTGATGGATTTGATTCCAAATATAATGCAATAACTCCAGTAACCTGAGGTGCTGCCATACTTGTTCCACTTATATAACCGTTCAAATACGTTCCATTTCTTGGATCAGCATATCCAGTTCCATATGAACTTAATACATTCGATCCTGCTGACCAAATATCAATTGCTGGCCCAGTATTTGAAAAATTACTTTTTCTTTCTGAAGTTATTCCACTTGTAACTACAACATTATCAAGAGAACCAACTGAAATGGGAGCATCATTTTGACCCTGATGTGCTATAGATGGAGTTCCAGCACGATTAAAATATTCATCTACTGCACCTCTAGTTTCGGCAACTTGACCTCCATAATAAAAAGTTCCGCTAGTAAATTGGTTATTATAATCAACTCCATTAAAAATATCTTGCTTACCACTAGGATTTCCCGAATTACCTGCAGAAAAGACAAAAGATATATCTTTACAATCAGGATCATCAAATATTTCATCAGCTGTTGCTTGAGATGTTGCATGAACTGAAGTAAATTGATAATAACCACTAAGTGTAGAAATATTATAAACTGGAGGTAAAAATGAATTAGATCCTTCTATGTCTCCAGAAGAATATGATGATCCTCTAAAATTTACTTGATATGGAGCTCCGTAAGAAACAAATTGTCTAAGGCCCCAACTGCCGTTTACAATAGTTGGATTTTTTCTACCTGTTGCTGGATTGATAGGTTTGTTTTTATGCCATACTTTGATATAATCAAATCCATCTGATGGATCTGAAAATCCAAGGTCTGATCTATCGACACATGCAATACTCCATATATTTGACTTGAAAGCAAATCCAAATTGATTTCCTGCAGCAGTTCCTGCAACATGAGTTCCGTGCCATACAGTATTTGGCGGAGTTGTATTAAATGTTTCACTCTGCAATGCTTCTGCTTTAGTATAATTTGCTAGTGATCCTGTTCCAGGAGCAACTAAACCTTCGGATGCCCAATCAATACCATATTCATCTTGACCGTGAATTAAAATATCTCTGACTCTACTTACAGTTTCTGTTGCAACTCCGACAGGAACTGATGTATATTCTGGTAGTAAAAACTCTGGGTGATCCCATCGAACACCATTATCCATAATAACTACATCAACATTCTCTCCTGTCAGAGAATACTTAATATCTTCATTAATTAAAGTGCTTGATCCATAATTATTTGAAGTGTATGAATGTCTAGACAATCCCCATTGAGTAAAATTTAATACTGATCCAGGATCTCCAGTTGTTCTTCTATTTGTAATATCATCTTTATATCTATTGGTATCTAAATGCCTGTCAAATTGCTCATCAATCTTTCTTTGTTCCAATACTTTAGGATTATATAAAGTTGATGGTGTGACAAATTGAACTTTTGGATGTGTTTTTAATATCTCTGCCTCATTCTTTGACATTTCATAAACGGATCTTTTTTTCGAACACTTCATTTCAGAAATGCAAGAAATTCTTCTATTTGGTATTCCATCTATTTCATTTTCATTTATAATATAATCGTGAATTTCTTGCCAATCTGAAGCATTTTTTATATAAACCTCATAAGATTGTGGAGAATCATCAGGAAGTTCTGATACAAGTTCTCTTTGTATAAAATCAGTAGTTGTTTTCATTTTAGATTAACGCTCCTCTTACAAATCTGTAAGTTGTCAATCCATTGACACCGATTTCTGGAGTAACTTGTAATTTTAAGTCTCCTCCAGAAATAGTTGCACCAACTGAAACAATCTGATTTGGTTGATACATAATTGCATATTCTTGAGCATATGCAGTAGTTCCGTTTTGCATTACGAGAACTTTTTGAGATTGTATATTTGAATTATATTCAAAATGTAAAGTATATTCAGATGTTCTAAAATCATTTGAGGAAATTGTAAAACTATCAATGTCCGTAGATATTCCTGCAGAGGCAGTATATGTTCCAAATCCAGTTTTAATTGTATATCTTTCTGTCTGGAAATTTGTTTTAGGATTTGTTGTGGATATTCCAATTTGAGTAAAGGTTGCTATCCCAGTAAATGTAGAAACACCAGAAACTGATAATTGAGTTACTGATGCAATTCCTCCAGATACTTCTGTAGAAATTCCGGAACTCGAAGCATAAGTTGCTATTCCGGAACTCGAAGCATAAGTTGCTATTCCAGAAGAGTCTGAATAAGTTGCTATTCCAGCATTTGTTGCGTATGTAGCAATACCAGAAGATCCTGCATAAGTTGCAACACCCGAGTTTGTTGCATAATCTGCTGATGATGCATTTCCGGAGAATGATGATGCAGTAACAACTCCAGAAATGTAAACATCTCCACGAACATCTAATTTTGCTATTGGATTCGTAGTTCCAATACCAGCATTTCCATCAACATACAAAGATGTTCCACTATTATCGATGAAAATTTTGCCACCCATGTTTGGGTGAACTGTGCATTGATAGTAAAGAATATCCGGAGCGTCAAATTGAACATCTATCTCTAGTGTAGATTGACCTGCCGCATTGTTATTCGTGACTCCATCATCATACTGAGTTCCTGTAGATCCATTTGGAGTTGTTTGAATTCTAAGAGGATGTGCTCCTAAACTATTTTGATTGTTAAATTTATACTTTTGACCTCTAACA